AAGTTCGTAGAGCGCAAATGGAATTGACTATTGCACAAAGGAAAGAATTAAATAAGACTGGAACATCTACCGAATTAACTGAAGTTGTAATTCCACCCCAAAACGGACAAAACATGTCTGTTACTGTTCTTTGGAGAGGAAGATATTATGGACTTCAAATGTTCTTCCCACAAGTAAAAGTTCCAAACAGAAGAGAAATCGCTGATGCAGTAGATAAAGTCTACCCAGAAGCAAAAGTAGTGACTTATAGTGTAAGTAACATTCAACCAAATGTTCCAATTATACAGTTACCAAAATCAAAAAATTATCTTTTGAATAATGGTAATATTGGAGAAGAGGTTGAAATATCAGAAGCAAAAAAGTCTGAAATGGCTTGCAATAAGCCAAAGTCAGAACCTCATGGTTCAGGTGAAACTGGGAAATCACATGTAGTAAAAGCATGTGAAGGTGGAAAAGAAAAACTTATTCGTTTTGGTCAACTTGGAGTGAAAGGTTCACCTAAAAAAGAAGGAGAATCAGAAGAGTATGCAGATCGTAGAAGAAGATTCAAAAAGAGACATAAGAAGAACATCAAAAAAGGCAAAATGAGTGCCGCATATTGGGCAAATAAAGTTAAGTGGTAAATTTGTATTAATTTTTTATGGCTGAAGAACATTATCTTGGTAATCCGCTTCTAAAAAAAGCGAATACCCAAATTGAATTTACACAGGAACAAATTATTGAGTTTGCAAAGTGTGCACAAGATCCAGTATACTTTGCAAACAATTATATACAAATTGTTACCTTAGACCATGGATTGCAACCCTTTGAGATGTACCCATTCCAGGAAAGGATGTTAAGTTCTTTCCATAAAAATAGATTTAATATTTGTAAATTGCCTAGACAGAGTGGAAAATCCACTACTGTAGTATCATATCTTTTACATTATGCAATTTTTAATGACAATGTAAATATCGCAATTCTTGCTAACAAAGCTCAAACTGCAAGAGATCTTCTTGGTCGTTTACAAACTGGTTATGAAAATCTACCTAGATGGTTACAGCAGGGTATATGTTCGTGGAATAAAGGATCATTAGAATTAGAGAATGGTTCTAAAATATTCGCTGCTTCAACTTCAGCATCATCTGTTCGAGGTAGTACTTATAATATTATCTTCTTGGACGAATTTGCTTTCGTTCCAAATCAAGTTGCAGATTCATTCTTTAGTTCAGTATACCCAACTATTACTTCTGGTAAGTCATCAAAAGTTATTGTCGTTTCTACTCCTAAAGGTCTAAATCACTTTTATAAACTCTGGGATGATGCAAAGAAAAGTAAGAACGAATATGTTCCGATTGAAGTATTTTGGACTGATGTACCAGGAAGAGATGAAGAATTTAAAAGAACTACTATTGCTAACACTAGTGAAAGTCAGTGGAGACAAGAGTTTGAATGTGAATTTCTTGGTTCAGTAGACACTCTAATATCTGGTGCAAAGTTAGCAACTTTAGTACAAGATAGACCTAAAACATCAAGTGCTGGTCTTGATGTTTATGAGGACCCAATAGAAGACCACCAGTATGTAATTACAGTTGATGTTGCAAGAGGAGTAGAGATTGATTACTCTGCATTTATAGTATTTGATATAACTACTTTTCCATATAAAGTTGTAGCAAAGTACAGGAATAATGAAATAAAGCCTATGATGTTCCCATATGTCATAAAAGACGCTGGAAAGGCTTACAACAGCTCCTATGTGCTGTGTGAGGTCAATGATGTGGGGGATCAGGTTGCAGCGGCATTACATTACGATTTAGAGTATCCTAATGTATTAATGTGTTCTATGCGTGGTAGGGCAGGGCAGATTGTTGGACAGGGTTTCTCTGGAAAGAAAACTCAGATGGGAGTCAAGATGTCAAAAACAGTCAAAAAAGTTGGCTGTTTAAATTTGAAGGCAATTATAGAAGAGGAGAAGCTACTGGTTAGCGACTATGATATTATATCAGAATTAACAACATTTGTCCAGAAGTATAATTCATTTGAAGCGGAAGAAGGATGTAATGATGACTTGGCAATGTGTCTTGTAATATTTGCTTGGTTAATTGTACAAGATTATTTTAAAGAAATGACGGACAATGATGTCCGTAAAAAATTATATGAAGAGCAGCAAAATCAATTAGAGCAGGACATGGCACCATTTGGTTTTATTGTGGATGGAACCGAGTCTGAAAATTTCGTTGACAACGAAGGAACAAGATGGTTCACAGACGAATATGGGGACATGTCTTATATGTGGGAGTACAATTTTTAATACCCTGTCATGTAAATAAAGTTTTTCATAAATATTTTTTAGAGAAACTGATTTTTTAGGGAGAAAAATATGGCGACTCCTCAATTATCTCCAGGCGTACTTGTCAGAGAGGTTGATTTAACTGTAGGAAGAGCTGACAATGTACTCGATAATATTGGAGCAATTGCAGGGCCATTTGCAATAGGACCTGTTGATGATCCAGTTGATATTTCCACAGAGCAACAGCTAATTAATGTATTTGGTAAGCCAAGTTCAAAAGATGCTCAATACGAGTATTGGATGAGTGCATCATCATTCTTGTCTTACGGTGGAGTTCTTAAAGTAGTAAGAACTTCAGGTAATAATTTGGTAAATGCAAATGCTCAAAGATTAGCAAGTGGAATCTCAACTGTTGGAGTAAGTAATCTACTCATTAAAAATTTTGATGAGTACGAATCCGAATATGCATCAAATGACAATGTAGAATTCGTTTTTGCGGCAAAAACACCAGGATCATGGTCAAACAATCTTAAAGTTTGTGTAATTGATGATAAAGCAGACCAAATTATTAAAATTGGCGCGACTCTTGTTAGCTCAGCTAGAGTTGGATATGCTTTAACTGCAGCTATTAATAATGCTGTAGTAGCTGGAGTTGGATCAACTTCAACTTTTACTGGATACCTGAAGTCAATCATCACTGGAGTAAATGAAGCCAATCAAACTGTTGATGTTAAGATAACCTCATTAGTATCTTCAACTGGAACCGAAACTCCTATTGAATACGCTTCAAGGAATCCTTTAAATTCATTTTTATTAGGAAATGTTGTAGGATTAAGTAGTGCGACCGTTTCATTTGGAACAACCACTCTTTCTGGATCTGATGCAGTTCTAGATTGGTACGATCAACAAACACTTGGTTTATCAAATAGTTCAATATTCTGGAAATCACTTGCACCAAAGCCAACTACAAACCAATATGTGGCAGAAAGAAGTGGAAAAAATGATGCAATTCACATTGCAATCGTAGATGATACTGGAGAAATAACTGGAATTCAGGGCAATTTACTTGAAAAGCATTTATTCCTATCAAAAGCAACTGATTCTATTTCTGCTATAAATTCACCACAAAAGATTTGGTGGAAAGAATACTTAGCCCAATTATCTGAGTATGTTTATGCTGGAGACAATCCATCAGATGGAGACAACAATGAAACAGTATACCAAACTGGCTTCTCCTCAGGATTTGTTGGATTAACAACTGCTGATGGACTATGGAATGCGCCTGCACAAGGTAAAACTTTTGGTGCAATAGGCAATGTAACTTACACACTTTCTGGTGGTAATGATTATGGTACTAATCAGGGCATGAAGGCTGAATTGGGAGATCTATCAACTTCATATAGATTATTCTCAAATAAAGATCAAGTTCAAGTTGATTACCTGATAATGGGTCCAGGACTATTGGAAAAATCTGAGTCTCAGGCAAAAGCACAGGAATTGATTTCTATTGCAAATGCAAGAAAAGATTGTATTGCTGTAATTTCTCCACACAGAGAAGATGTTGTGGATAGAACTAATACTGAAGACCAAACAAATGAGATTATTGAATTCTTCAGTCCATTGGCATCTTCATCTTATGCTGTATTTGATACTGGTTATAAGTACACTTATGATAGATTCAATAACAAGTTCAGATACATCCCATGTAATGCCGACATTGCTGGATTGATGGTCAGAACAAGTTTGAATTCCTATCCTTGGTACTCACCAGCTGGTCAGCAAAGAGGAATTTTAAATAATGCTATTAAATTAGCGTACAATCCAAATAAAGATCAAAGAGATAGACTCTATCCAATCAGAATAAATTCCATTATCAATCAACCTGGAATTGGAATTCTTCTATTCGGAGACAAGACTGCCCTTGGATATGCATCCGCTTTTGACAGAATTAATGTTCGTAGATTGTTCTTAACTGTTGAACAGGCACTCGAAAGAACTGCTCAGGCTCAACTATTTGAATTAAATGATCCTCTAACTCGCGCAAACTTCGTGAACATCGTAGAGCCATATCTGCGTGATGTTCAGGCAAAGCGTGGACTATTTGACTTTAGGGTTATTTGCGATGAAACAAATAACACTCCTGAAGTAATTGATAACAATGAATTTAGAGCTGACATTTTCTTGAAGCCAACAAAATCAATTAATTATGTTACTCTTACTTTCG